GCAGCTGGTCGTTTTGGTAATGTGAACATAACACCCTTTCATAAACTGTGGCTCTCAGAAGAAATGAACAGCATCCGAAAAAAGTTGTTAAATGATAGAGTGAATGGGGGTGACCCGTGCAATGTTTGTAATGCTACGGGTAACCAAAAGCTCACAGCTGAGGTACGTCAGGTTTGGCATGATGCGCTTAATTGAAGTGTTATCAGAAAAAAACGATATCACTCCTTTTATACAAGAAGTACTTACACCTCAAGTACAATCGTTGTGGCAAAGCTATGGAAAATCTTTTTACGCGTTTCGCCACACTGAGTCCATTCGGTTGTTGGGACCGTCAGAACAAGTCGGTGCTGTTACAATGGAGAATGTACTTAGAAACAATACAGAGATTGTTGATTTGACTAATGGCCTTTTTCCAAAAACTGTTGACTGGCTTCAAACAAATTTTGTATCATTGCAAAGAGCTGCTTTAATAAAGCTGTACCCTTTTAAAGATGTTGCCCTTCATGTTGATCGAGGTGATTATTTTGATAAAACTAAACGTTTCCACTTATGCTTAAAGGGGTCGTACCGATATTTTGTAGGTGAAGAAAGTTTAGATGTTGTACCTGGAATGTTATTCACATTTCGGAATGATGTTAGGCATGGAACACAAAATTTAAACAGAGAGGATCGAATAACTCTTATGTTTGACGTTTTAAAGCCTCTGTAGCTCAGTGGTAGAGCAGCGGATTTATACCCCGTAGCGCCAGATAAGCGGCAGGTCGTTGGTTCGAATCCAACCAGAGGCACCAGTTACTGACCGTAGCTCAGTCGGATAGAGCAACGGATTTCTAATCCGTTGGTCGGGGGTTCGAATCCCTCCGGTCAGGCCAAATTGCGGATGTGGCGAAATAGGTGAAACGCAGCAGACTTAAAATCTGCCACATAAGAAACGATGCGGGTTCGAATCCCGCCATCCGCACCACCTAAATATTTTTATTTGAACGAATGAATTACTTTCAGTATAACTTTGAGTTTGAGAGACAACTAACTCTATACGCTAGAAAAGTGTTTTTACGAAGTAATGACCCGCTCACATCCTTTGGCTTGCTGCCAAAACAAATACCGGATGACATCCTTTTGTCAACAAACAGCGAGTTAACACAGAAGGGATTGCCGCCTGTCCAATTTATACATTTTTGGCGGAAGCCGTCCAACCATCATCAGCCTATCCACGTTGACCCGTGGGACTGGGATGTGATTGCAGGTCGCACTACAGACATAGTTCCAACGCACGTTGCAATTAACATTCCATTAACAGAGAACGCTAGTACAGAAATGTTCTGGTATGATGGATCTTTCCGACTTGTACCGAAGATCTTTATGGTTCAATCAAAAAAAGTGCAAGTGTTTGATATCGACTGGCAATCTGATCACGTTGTATGTGATAAACTTCATGTAAACGACACGTACATTTTACGTGTCAGCAAACCTCACAATGTTATTTTGGGAAATAAGACGCGGGACTTAATCTCTATACGGTTAAAAAACAACCCTACTTTCGAGCATGTAGTAGGAGCGCTGAGAAAATAATATGAAACACTCTGCATCGGGCGATCATTACTTCGAGTACGATCAGTTTTCATTTGTACCCTTTCTTCAACAGTGGGCTCTTGAAGAGACAGAGAGGTTTATGGGCAATAGCTCGGATAAGCCTTTCAACTTTACGCGGTTGTATTGGCGTCACGAAATCGATTCCGTGGTGAGGAGGCTTGATGAAGAATTGATCGCAAAAGGTCTTCCACACGTTGAATTTATACACTTGTTTCGTCGCCCCCCGTTTTTTACATCAGCGATACATTACGACACATATAATGTAACCAATTATGGGCCAACCAAATTTAACGGTATATTTCATAGAAAAACTGCTTTCAACATTCCTGTAGAGGGGTGTGACGATGAGAGTTTCTTTAACTTTTATCAGATGCATACGCCGGAGAAGATGGAACTAATCGATAGCGTCGACCACAACGGCAACAGATACGCTAAAACACATATTACGTGGGACGAAGACCCAAACAAACCTCCTACTTTGCTTGAGCAAGCACATATGAAGAATCCAATGTTTGTTAGATCAGGTCTTCCACATCAAGGTGTAACTGGGTCAGTTTCAAAAATACATTTATCAATGCGATTTATAAAAAACGAACCTTTAGAGTTTTTTAAATCGAGACTTTTGGTATGAAATTTTTTTTCTACGATTTTGATTTCGTGCCGTTGTTTAAAGAGCATGTATTAAAGTTATATAACCAGCAGCTCATACCACCCGGTCCGTCGCATGTCTTTGCAAAGCAGTATCCTAAATTACGCGATGTGGTTAATTATGAGCTTAAGGCAAAAAGATTGCCCTTATTTGAGCACCTCCATTTTATCAATTGGCCAGCAAGCTCTCTCGACGCAACGGCTATTCATGTTGATGGCTCGTATGGAAGCAACGGACCTAAACATGCTGCATACAATATTCCGATTTTTGGTTCAAGCGGCGTTAATTATGAATGGTTTGCTGAACCGTATCAATTTGAGGAAAAACAAGTTACAATGCCAAATGGACGAGTTTTGACTAAACAAATACCCGTCTTTCCTCATCAACCTATTGTTAGTGAAAGTGTATCTGTTTCAGGTAACTTATTTCTATGTACTCATATACCCCATAGAGCTACGTTATCAAAAGAAAAGAGGTTGATAATATCTTTGCGATTTGAAGGCAATTGGACAGTATCACAATTTAAAACAGCGGTTGAGAGGGAGGATATTCATGGCTAATACTTTACCCGAAGATAATACATATGTTGATAAGAATGAATACTACGATATACTTACAACGGAGGATTGTTTTACATTTGTTGTAAATACGGATGATCTTGAAATCGGAGAGAATATCATTCTTGGTTATAACTAGGATTTGTTATGAAGATGAATATTGATGAAGTAAAAGAGTTTATTCAAAAACAATCGGAATCAACAAAAATTTACATAGGTGCTGATTCTGTACGTTTCCAGCACAAAAAGAAATGGTACGCAGAGTACACGCTGGCTGTTGTTATTCATATTGATGGTCAACATGGTTGTAAAGTATTTGGTGAAATACAAAACGAGCCCGACTTTGATCAGAAGAAAAATAAACCAGCTCTTAGACTTATGAATGAAGTATATAAAGTGTCAGAGCTATTTCAAAAACTATCCGATGTGCTTGCCGACCGTCACGTGGAAGTTCATCTTGATATTAATCCTGATGAGAAATATGGGTCGAGCTGTGTTGTACAACAAGCAATTGGTTACATCAAAGGCACGTGTAACATTATTCCCATGGTTAAACCAAATGCATTCGCTGCATCATATGCAGCAGATCGTTTGAGAGAGGTTATATCAGCATGAACATTCTTGCTGCAACAATTAATTTGCCGTTGTTAGATAAAGAAAAGGCATTAGCAGAAACTCAATCGGTTGATGAACGTTGTTGGTTCTATGATACGTATCGTCACACTACCATGCTTCCTGTTATGACAATGGGTGGCGAAATGGGTGAGAAGGGTGCTTCTAATTTTAGAGAGAAAAAGTCATTTCAATGGACTCCTTACGCACCAGAAACACTTGTTGAATGGTTTGAGAATGTTGTATTTCCCTGGATGGGAATGAAAACACGTATAAGTATTTTGAAGACAAGCCCTGGGCAAAGAAATCACGAACATATTGATTGCTCACCACAGGCTTTTGGAACAAGGCAGCACAAGTTTCGTATCGTCCTCAAAGGACGAACAGATAGTTTGTACTTCGTCAGTAAGTACTCTCCAATCACGATGTTCAACACTGATGGTCCGTTCATAATGGATGGTAGCTGGCCTCATGGAATGCACAACTTTACCAACGAAGAGAAGTACACGGTAGCAGTTGGTGCTCCTTGGACAGGTTTAGAGAATTACAACAATCTTGGACCCCATATCATTCTACGTAATCCGATCCTTCTGCCGGAAGATCTAAAGAGATATTATGATCAACGATACTTCAAATAAGGTTGAGTTTTTTGAAGCTGGTAGGGACAAATATAAGTTCACTATCATAACAAATTTTGATACCGATAATGTGAGCTTAATTCAATCTTTGTGGGAAAGTTATTCAGGGAACAGGCTTAAACAAAATTACACTCCTGAAGCACTTAAAAGATTGCTCCGAGCTCAGCGTTTTGATCTGGGATTCTTTGTTGTCGAGCGAAATGACGTGGTAGTTGCGTCGTTTGGCTTAACACTATATAATCGCTGGGCCGTAGGTACCCGTTACATAAAACACACAAAGAAAATAGAGCCAATAGCTGCAACAGTTATAGCACCTTTTTTAAAAAAGTTCCTCGATGGGAAAGTCGATGGAATGGCAGTAGCTTATAATAGTGAAGAAAGAAGAACACTTAGTGTGTTCAGTGAAAAAGCTGATCGTGTATTTGTTTATAAAAAAATAAGCGATGACGATTTGAAGCACCTTTATGAATTTAAGGAACTAGATTATGAAGTTTTCTACAGAAACACTCGTCAACGAGTTTTTTATGCTCCATACAAAGAAGGAGCTAAACCGGTTTTTGAACGATATACAGGATCCAATGACAGAAATTAGTCCAGTTAAGTCCCTAAAAGATTTTCAACGAGATGTAGAGAGATTAGCTTTTGAAAAACGTATCGATTTCATGGAAGCCGTCCTGCTTTATTGTGAGCAGACAGGTATGGAAATTGAGACAGCTGGTAGTTTGATTAAGTCGAGTGCAAAAATGAAAGCTCGGATTCAAGATGAAGCCGAGGCACTCAACTACTTCCCTAAAACAACAAAGCTGCCTTTGTGATGTTTGCGCTACGGATGGACGCGTTCGAAGCATATAAACGCTACCTTGCTCTGAAAAGTCATTTTACCACCGATCGGTATGACTTCTTCAAGTACAACGGTGCAGTGAAGGCTCAACGTGATAAGTTTGAAACACGTAACGACAAGTACTTTTTTCATAAACTATCAAAACACAAAGATCTAACTAACTTTTTAGTAGCTTTGTTTGTTTATGGTAAACATGATATGTGGATTGGTGATGTCCTTCGTAATGAAGAATCTGATAAGATGTATCGTGAGTGGTTACGTGTGAAGGAATCATTGACATATGTTTTTAAAAATGATATTGAGAAGTTTAATGAGGATCTTATAAGCAGTTTTGTGGTGACCGATGGTCAACATCCCCACGCTCTTAAACTTTTACTGCGAAAAGAAATTCACATTGAAACATTTATTATTATGAACGACATCCTTAGGTTCAGTCCTATGTGGAACCGCGAGATTAAAGAACAGGCTGTGTGGCCTGATGTGAGGAAGAAGTGTAAGAAGTATTTTCCTTTCATGCAATATGACAAAGACCAACTCAAAAAAGTTGTTGTTGACCGTTTTAATGTTAGTCTGTAAGATAAATATCTGTATCGTTATGATACTGTGGACACGCAAATACAAATCACACTTTTATACAAGGAAATACACATGACAATCGATTTCAAAGCCCTCAAAAAAGCTAGCGCCACCTCTCTGCAAACGGCTCAGAGCGCTGTTGAAAAGCTAGCAACTCCCTCAACCAAGCCTCAAGACGACGATCGTTTTTGGCGACCCACTGTGGACAAAGCTGGTAATGGTTACGCTGTTATTCGTTTCCTTCCTGCGCCTGCTGGTGAGGACGTTCCGTTTGTTCGACTGTTCGATCACGCGTTCCAAGGTCCTGGTGGTTGGTTGATTGATGGGTGTCTCACCACCATTAACGAGAAATGCCCAGTGTGCGAGCACAATAGTGCTTTGTGGGCAACTGGTTCGAAAGAGAACCAAGACTCTGTACGTAAACAGAAGCGCAAGTTGTCCTTTATCAGCAACATCTATGTTGTGAAAGATCCTTCCAATCCCGA